GCAGCCATCGGCGCGATCATCATTGGCCTTCGCGCCATTACCAGCACGCCTATTGGGAGCGGCAAATGAAACGCATCGCGCTCATTGTTTTGGCGTCCGTATCCCTTGCGGGGTGCGCGGCGCTTACGGCGCAGGCTCCCAGCCTAAAGACCGTTTATGAAATGCGGGCGTCTTATGACGCGGTGTTTCTGGCACCAGCGGCCAACTACCGCAAGCTACCCTTGTGCGCCACCGGCGTAAAAAGCTCGCTCAAAGCGCTGTGCGCCGACACGGTGGTTATCAAGAAACTTCAGGTTGCGGATTTGCAGGTTGAAACCGCGCTCGACAATCTTGAGGCTTTCTCCCGCGCGCATCCCGGCGATCTTGGGGTTACGGGCTTGTACGACGCCGCCACATTGGCTATCAGCGAAGCGGAGCAGATTGCCACCGCCGCCGGAATTAAATAGGAGCACCTATGACCCCCGCAGTTATCACCTTTCTTACCGAGGCCATGAACCTCGTGCCCCTGCTTATCAAAGCTGGTGAAGACATCGCTCCGTTTGCGGAAACGGTGTACAATATCATTTCGACCGGAGCTGATCCGACCGATGCTGATTGGGCCTCCCTGAAAGCTATGGAAGTCTCTCTCCGCAACACTTTGCAGACCGCAGTCTAAAAGGAACATCATGGACGGAGAGGCGTGGCACCTAGATAAAAAAGTACCGATAAGTCTTATATTGGGCTTGGCGCTTAACGCCTTTTCCCTGATCTGGTTTGCGTCGAAACTTGATAGTCGTGTCACGACTATTGAGCTTCATGACGTGGCAACACAGGCGGAGCTTTCCAAGCTGAAAGACAACGCCGACGGAGCCAAAGACCGGCTTATTCGGCTGGAAGACAAGTTGGAAAATATCCTTGAGGAGCTGAAGAAGATCGACGCCCGCATGGCTCCCCCTTCCAGAACAATACCTTAGCGCTTAAACTTGACAGTTTAGGCAAAGACAGGTTAATAATACATTCTCGACTGGTGGCCGTAAGTCACCGTTCGACCAGTGACCGTAAGCCACTAAGGAGCGTAAAATGAATATTGACGACGATTATGACGATGAGGACGTTTCCAATGTCAACGAAATCGAAGATGAAGTCGAAGACGAAACCGAAGACGATGCCGAAGGGCAACGGGACGGACAAGATGGAGACGCGCCCCTTGCGAAAGGAAAAGATGAAGAAGATGACCGGGGGCAAACGCGGGGCTTAGGCCGACGCGAACGCACCGTTCTCGCGGCCAAAGAAGAAGCCCGTAAAGCACGGGAAGAAGCCGCAGAGACCCGTCGTCAGCTAGAAGAGTTTCGTGCTCAACAGCAGCAGATGGCTTCACGCCCCGACCCTGCTCTTGAGCGCCAGCGTTTAGAGTTGATGTCGCCTGAAGAGCGGATGACGTACCAGCTTCAGCAAGCTGAGATGCGTAACCAGCAACAGCTTCAGCAGATGCAGTTCCAGATGTGGGATAGCAACGATAAGGCGACGTTTAAAACGCTGGCAGTAACAGACAAGACAGCCGCAAGGTTGTCGGATAAGGTTGAGGCCGAGCTGGCGATCCTGCGCAGCAGAGGCCAAAACGTAGACCGCCAGACGTTGCTATACTACCTCGCAGGCAAAGAGGCAGTGGAGCGGGGTCGGGTGGCTGGGGCCAAACAACGGCAGACGGGTGCGGATAACATTCGTCGGCAGTCGGCGCGTCCCGGAAATTCGCAAAGCAATGTTTCGGCTGACCGTCGTGGCGGCAAAAGCATTGAGGACAGACTTGCTGACGTATTCATCTAAATGATGGGTCGTCATTTTGAAAGGACATAGAGATGGCGACTACGAATAGCTCTGGGCAGTTTACTGCCGACATTGAAGCCTTTATTGCCAAGGAGACACTCCCCTTGGCACGCCGACAGCTTGTGGCTTACCAGTTTGGTGATCCAGAGCGCCTGCCCGCCGGGCGCGGCACGACCTTCACAGCGACCCGCTACAACCGCGTACCGTTGCCCTTCCAGCCACTTTCGGAAGGTGTCCCTCCGGTTGGCGAGACCATGACCATCGGTCAGGTTACAGTGACCTTGCAGCAGTGGGGTGATCGTATCACCGTCACCGACGTTGCAGAACTGACCATCAAGCACCCGATCATGAACGAAGCCAAGAAGCTTGTTGCGCTTCAGACGGCGGAAACTCTTGAACGCAACACGTTCAACACCCTTGCTGGTTTCACGCAGGTCAACTATGTGAACTCCCGTGGCGCGCGTGGCTCGCTGGTTGCTGGTGACGTTCTGAACACCTACGAGATCAACCGCGCATACTCGCAGCTCGTTACCCTCGGCGCACCGCGCTACATGGGCGATGAGATGACCAACACCAAGCTCGAAGCTGATGCTGGCGGCGCACGCGCCTCGAACAACCCGCGCGGTATGCCGCACTATGTGGCAATCGTGCATCCGTTCGTTGAAGGCGACCTGACCCAGAACTCGACCTTCGTTTTGGCCGCGTCTTACTCGGATGTGAACAAACTGTACAACTACGAAGTTGGTCAGTGGCACGGTATTCGCTTCTGCTCCACCAACATGGTTCCTTCTTGGACTGGCGTTGCCACTTTGGGCGGCACCGCAGGCACCTCGGGCTCGCTGGCGACCAACACCTATTATGTGATCGTCACCGCTTCCGATACACAGAACCAGTATGAAAGCCGCGTTTACGCGGTGTCGTCTGGTATCTCCGTGACCGGCGCAACGGGTTCCGTTTCTGTGACCCTGCCAACTCTGGCTGGCTTCACCTTCAACGCCTACATCGGCACAACCACCTCCCCTGCTAACCTTGCCACCTCGGCTTCCGGCCCCACCTCGGGCCCGCTGACTGGTCAGGCTGTGCAGATGGCAGGCGGCCAGACCGTCGTGTTGACCGGCATTGGCACCGCACAGACCCCACCTGCTGCTCCGGCAGCGGGCGTCACCGTGTACCCAACTTATGTCTTCGGTCGCGGCGCTTATGGTCAGGTTGTTCTCGACGACATCAAGATCACTTGGCTCGCCGGCGCGGATAAGTCCGATCCGTTGAACCAGCTCCGTGTCGTTGGTTGGAAAGTGTTTTACGGCACTCTCATCAAGAACAACCAGTTTGCCATGCGCATTGAAAGTGCTTCGGCCTTCAACTCCACCTTCGGCTAATAGTTAGCGGCCCTTCGGGGCCGCTTCCTTCTCACTTGTGGAGATATGAATGTCAACGCGCACACTCGGCACAAACGCCACAACCTCTCTTACCTCGATCCTTTGGGCCAATGGCGGTGCGGGTATTCTTCCCGCCGATCTTGCCACAGTCGCTCAGGGCATTAAGAATGACGCCGTAAACGGCTTGCCTATTTATCCCGGCGCGTTTAGCGCGAACGGCCTGCTTATTATCCCGAACCGGGGTGTGTTGCAGGTTCTTCCGGGAGATTTTGTCGGAGTGGATAGCCAAGGTTGGCCGATCCTTGTTTCCGCCAATTCCATTGCCAATGGGCCGTGGACACACACCTGAGGAGCAAACTAAATGTCTGATACCCCGTCCGTTAAAAAACCCGCTCGCCCTCGTGCGCCCGGCGTCGAGCTTTTGTCCGATGCCGAGATCACCGCGCTTCGCAACGAAGCAAAGGCGAAGGTCGGAGAAGACGCCAAGAAAGCCGCTCGCAAAGCTGCTCTTGAAGCGATGATCCGCGAGGAAAATTCGCGCATTGATCCGAGCGAAGAGCTGGTGGAGTACACCATCGATCTGCCGGGCTTTGCAAATGAAATCCGCGTGGACGGGGTTCAGTACATTCAGGGCGAGACCTACAAGTTCACCCGCCGCCAGCTCGCTTCGGTGCAGGAGCTTGTGCAGAACGCGTGGAAGCACGAGAAGTCCGTAGGCGGTGCCAACGCAAACGAATATCGTCGCCCGCGCAATATTGCAATTTCTCCAAATACTGCTATTGCTTACTCTGGGCATTTTGCCCGATAAGAGGAGCACAGTATGAAAGAGGAACAGACAACTACCGCCGCAATCGGGATTTCCTATTCCGTGCAGGTGGATGAAAAACGTTCACTGGTTTTCCAGACCTTTGTTCCGCAGGATACCGCCATCAGCGAGATCAACAGCCTCGCCGATAAGCTGGAAGCGGTAGCAGGGCGTCAGGAAGCCAAGCACGAGCTGGTCAAGCTGCACAAAGACCTTGAACACCACGAGAAGACTTTGCGCCGTTTGGAAGAGGACATTGTCCGCATTGACAAACAGTTCAAGGTTGAGGCAGGCGCTTTGTCCACACGCGGTCAGGCCAAGAGCAAAGCAGACTTTGCCAAGCATGAAGCTGAACGTTCAAATGCTCTGGTGAGTGTGACCCGATTTAAGGAAGAAATTCACAAGATCGAGCGCGAGATCGTTCTGCAAGAGGCGAAAGCAAATGGCACTTCAGGCACAGCAAATCGTCGCCCTAGCGACGCAAATAGCTAAGGTTCCCGGCTACACGGCTCAAGCAGGGCAGTTACTCAACCTGATACTGGCGGAGCTCGCCCAGACCTACGACCTTGAGGTGGCGCGTAAAAGCGCCACCGTCAATTTAAACACGACCACTGGTTCCGGCCCGTACCAGCTCCCTTCAGATTATCTGCGCATGGCGATTGACGAGGTGTTTTATCTTGTCGATGGCGTCCCGTATGTCATGGTCAACATTGACTTGTCCGAGTACGACGCCCTTGTGCAGCAGGCCGGCATTTCCAATTACCCCGCCCAGTTTGCCACCGATGTGTCGGGCGGCCTTGGGAACATGCTCATGTATGTATGGCCTCCGTCGGGCGGCTCCTACAACACCACGATCCGTTATTATTCGCAGCCCGCAGACATCACCACGCCGGAAACATCAACGGTTGTTCCGTGGTTCCCAAACCAAACTTATCTGACCACACGCCTTGCGGGCGAGCTCATGAAGATTGCAGGAGACAGCCGCCAACAGGCGTTTTTGGGCAATGGCCCAGACGGGGCGCAGGGCATCCTGCACCGGTTCCTTGAATTGCAGAAAGACGATGATGGCCGAGCCAAAACAGTTCATCTTGACCGCCGTCGTTTTGGCTCTCGGTTTGATCGCCAGCCTAATACCAAGACCTTAGGGTGGTGATAGATGACCACAATAAATTCTGACGTTGTTCGCTTTTCGCCTTCCGGTTTGTGTGACAGTCTCGATGAGACGAACACGAACCCCGGGGGCATGGCCGTACTTCAGAACCTTATCCCCGACCCCACAACGAAGAACCTGTGGGGCTGCCGTCCTGCCGCAACCCCTCTGACCGCTGGCGGTATCCTTCCCGCAGACTTCAGCCCAGATTTTAACGCAGATTTCAACTCGCTTTCGGGCGGTGCTGGGCCGATTGTCATTATCAAAGCCGTTGGAAATTTGCTTTACGGGATGCGCACCAGCATCACCTATCCCGGGTATGATGAGCCGTTTGTTTATAATCTTGTGACAAACTCGTTTGTTCTTGTGAATAACATCACCGCCACAAACTTGCCGGCGACACAAAACACAACAGGCGATTGGACGCCGCCGACCATTGACACAGTCGGCGTCAACGTGATTGTAACCCACCCCGGCTTTGCGGGGACGGGGAACTATATCGGATGGTTCAATATTTCAAACCCCAGCAACCTTATATGGAATGCGGGCAACCTTGCCGCCCCCGGCGCGGTGCAGGCTTTAGGAACGATCGCCGGCGGCTCAGGATACACCAACGGCACTTATAGCCCTGTAACTTTCACTTGCTCGTCCGCGCTTACGCTGGGCACGCTGGTTGGCGGTTCAGGCTATGTGAGCAACACCTACTATAATGTTCCGCTCACAGGTGGCTCCGGCACAGGGGCGTTGGCGACAATTCAAGTCACCGGCGGCATCGTCGTGTCTTGCACGCTTACATCTGGCGGCACCGGCTACACAGTGGGCAACACCTTATCCGCATCCAATGCAAATCTGGGCGGATCAGGTTCGGGCTTTTCCATTAAAGTGGCAACGATTTCCGCTGGCACAGGAATGAC